TACTCTCTACCTTTTAACCCTTTGATATTTTCATTGATAATCATCTTTTCACTCTCAGCTTCAACCGGTGTTACTGGTTTATCAATCACCGCTGGATTGTCTGTTACGTCACCTGTTAAGAAAATAGATAAAGGTTTGATTTCAAACGATGTTGGTTTTTGGAACTTCAATGATACTAACTTGTCAAAACATCCCAATAGTTCTTTTTGATATGGTTGGATAACCATCTTTCTAAAGTACTCAGAATGGTCCACAATTTCGTTTCTAGTCCCTAATTTTCCTGCGGTGGATATTCCATACAACTCACCTGAAGAAACCCTGTGAGCGGAAAGTATGGTACGTACAATGTCATCATAGATTGTTGAATAGTACTGGTCATTTCCTGATGTTGCAATTTGTGTAATCTCAGGAGAGAGTTCCTTACTTTCGTTGAATGATATAATAGGACGACCAGCATTGTTTACAGATGTAAACTGACTTTCCAATGCTCTCGTTACTAATCTTTGTTCTTCCTCACCAGGAATACCATTGTTCATATTAATCCATAATGATGGTAACATACCATTCATTAAGTTATTTGAGTGGAATTCTTTAATCTGAACGTCAATATTAATTGCTGCAATTGCTCCTGAATAATCAGGTTGTGGGTAATATGAGTTTGATGGGGAATATTGTTTGTAATAATAAATCTGTGATGGGTCACCATCTTCTTGATTGAATGTGTCATATTCTTGTGGTGGGAACTTTTTTATGTTAGCCCACTCAGGTGAATAATAGTATTTCTTAATCTCATCACTATCTTCGTCAATCTTACCACATCTAACTCTACTAAAGTCAAGGTGATAAATCTCAGCAATACTCTTTCTATCTCTTGACCATATTACGTTTAAAGCATAACCACCAAATAGAACTAAATCCAATGCACATTTTTTCATTACATCGTATACATTTTCTTTTGGATTAATTAAGTTAATTGTTGCCATTGGGTTGTTTAATGATACAAGACCATCACCCATTATCTGTTCTCTCTTGGAGATTACTACCGCTTTGTGTATTGCACAATTGTTATATCTTGAAATAAGATATGCTGGCATTTGGTTGTTTTCACCATACATCACCCAAGGGTAACGTTGAAACACTTCACTGAATACAGGAAGTAATGGTTCTTGTGTGAAGTTAACTTTACCTAATTGATATTTTTGTTTTTCTTCTTTCATATTTAATCTTGTATGTATATGTAGTTACTATTATCTTCGTCAGGTGATGCATAACTTATGTAATCGTTACCTTTTTCAGTTGTACCAATAAGTCTAACCATACTAGTAAATACCTTATCAATACCGTTACCAAATATTTCTAATTGGTATTGTCCCTCATAATTTAAATCTTGACCAGGATTTTGTAAATTCAAAACAATCTCACAATACCTATCATTCTCACCATACTCAGAATTATTAGATGTATCAATTAGATATGTCTTTTCTTCTTGTGATAGTATGTGTACAAATGTTAAAGTATAACCTGAAAAGTCTTTTCTTGAATTGTTATTGATATTCAAGACTAGTTCGTTTTGTTGTCCCTTTTGTAATATTAACATAATTTTACTCTATATAAGTAAATATAAAAATTCTCATTTTGAATTTCAATATAACAAAAAAAGGGGCTTGACGCCCCTCTTTATAGAATAGAGATATAGAAATTCAGTCCACAACAGACCTACTTTTTCCTAATTCAATTAGTCATTGAAACCACCCGCAGTAAAGATAGAAGGTAATACTCCTGAAATTACGTTTGCTGGTTGTGGTTCTTGACCTGTGAAAATCAATTCCATACCGTTTCTGTCACCTAACGCAACACCAGTTGCTGCTGAACCACCTGATAGATACATACCATTTACTTGTCCTAAATAGTATTGTACATCATTTTGGTCAACCGCAATAATTTGGATAGCATCGTTTTGTGACAACAGTTTCAACTGATTACGTTTATCTTGGTCATATTTGTAAAGAACCGCAGTCAACACTTGTTCAAAAAAGATTGTACCATTCTCAAAAGATTTGGTAACGTTTTGACTAAGTGATGAAGTGTTTCTTTTCAATTGAAATTGAAACCAAGAACCTTGTCCTGTGATACCTGTGATAGGACCAGTAGAACCAGATATTTGTACAGAAGATACTTCAGGGATAGTTGAACCAGTAGCACCTAAAACATAAATCGTTTTAATACCACCAATACCATCTGAACAACCTAAATTTACTCCTTGTGAAATGTAGCAACTCATATATTATTATTATTAAGTTAAATCGTTTATTAAATTTAAGGGGACTTTCACCCCTTTGTTTTTTATATTTTTTACGCTAAGTTGTTAGTAGCGAAGTATACTGTAGAACCGAACAACGCGATTTGAGCACCATAGTTATAGTTAGCTCTTAAACGTAATTCATCAAAGTCCTTAGAATACCAGATAACTAATTTTTCACTGTCTGAAAGCAAATCAAATCCCACCACGAAATATTCTGCTGGTCCGATTACAACTTTGTTAGAACCGTTCAATCCAATTGTAGGGATTACCTTAACGTTTGTGTTAGGGTGAACAGCTTCCATATTACCAGTGATTTCAGAAGAACCAATGTAGTTAGTGAAGAAGTTAGCTCTTGTTAATGCCTGTACATATAAACGGAAGTTTGCGTAAGACATAAACACACGTAAATCATCACGAGACATTGCGTCATCAGATAAAGCGTTGATTAAGTTATCAACTTCTGTGATAGGGTTACCAGCTTGACCATAAGTTGCTGAACTTGAGAATGTAGTACCACTTGAGTTACCGATACCAGTTGTTCCTGTAACGATTAATCCTTTGAAACCCATAAAACAATCAGCACTACCTACAGTAGTTGCTTGCCATAATTTTTGTTCAATTCTTTGTTGAATTTGTTTTACCTTAAGGTCAGCAATTTGTTGTTCAAATGGAACAGTTTCTTGAGTTTGACCTGGTTTCATCAACATTGATTGATATGTATCAAACAAATCTTGGTAACATAATGCTTCGTTATATTTCTCAGCACAAGTTGTAATGTTTCTTTGAGTGAAGGTAGTAGTTGTACCGGTTGGTGGGTCCCATCCACATTCACCTGCTTGGAACACGATGTTAGAGTTTAATAGGTTCAATGCTTGTGTTCCTTTGATACCTAATCTTACGTTTACGTATTTTGGTGTAGTAGCACCGATAAGTGCTTTTGATAATAACTCACCACCTACTTGGTCCACATATGAACCAATTGATGCTACATCATACGAAAAGTTTTCTTTCTTTAAAATTTTCATAATTTTTATTTTTTAATTTTTAATTTATTTACCTCTCAATGCTTTCAAGTATTCTAATTTACTTTCTAACGCATCTTCTGAGTTTAATTGTTTATTGAAATCTGTTTTACCATCAGATATTTTTTTACCTGCTGGTTCTTTCTTAAATGCGTTAAAGTCAGCTTTAACTTCTTCAACTTTTTCTTCCATTGATTTCATTTTCTCAGATATTTTTTCCATCATATCTTTTACTAATGACATAAATTCGTCCATTGGGTCAGGAACACTAATCTCAGCTTCAGAACCTGCTGGTCCTTCTACCATTTCGTCTGCTAGTTCAATTTCAACTTCAGGTCCTTCGGCCTCTTCAACCTTTTCTTCAATTCTTGCAATAACTCCTTCTATGGTTTCTACCTTCGTACCATCTTCTAGTTCGTGTACCCCGTTAGGAGCAGGTAGTTCACCTTCTTCAGTTACTACAACAACTTTAGCACCTTCCATCAAACTGTCACCTTCAACTTTAATTTGTGTACCGTCAACCAATTTAGCGTCAACGAAAATTTGTTTTACTGATTTGATTTCACCATTTTCTACTTGTATTTCAAAGTTTTCAACTAATCTGTATGAACCACTTTCTAATGCAACTCTCTCAAACTCTTCGTTTAACTTGGTGATTTTACTACCAGCTTCAAGTTTAAGTGTTTCAAGAATTGTATTGTCTTCGGTTTTAAATGAAGCCATTACAGGTTCGTCAGATATAAAACCAAACTGTACCATCAATTTTTTAATCTCTTGGATTGCTGTTTTTGGATTTTTTGACATAATCTTAAATTGTTTTATTTATTCTTCTTATATAATTAAATATAAAGTTTTATATATATTCCCAAATGTTACTTTACATTCCTTAATATATCGGATACTTGTTGTAAGAACATCTGTTCTCTTGCGAAGTCTGCTATCTCTTCAAAGAACCCTGAGACACTAAATCCTTTCAGTTCTCCGTTCTTTACCTTTTTCCATACTTCCTCATTACGTACCTTCATTGATACAAACCAAGTACCTACAGGTAAGTCACCGTAACCATACTTGTTTGATTTATCTTCTTTGTCTTCTTTAATCCAACTCT